CTCGGTCTCGCTAATCCATCCATCTACTTTAGGAGCCGGACAGACAGTGGCGTTCGGGAGCGCCTTAACTTTTCGAAGTACTTCGGGTCACTAGCCGCCTTGGCACGTTCAAGACCACTTAAAAGTGAGTCATTCTCAACAACCTCAAATTTAAAACAGTCTTGGTCCCATAGGTTTTGACCCTTTCGAATGTAGGCCCTCCAACCTGACAAGTACGTTGAAGCGTAATTGGCCAGGATTCCGCGAGCTATTAACCACCGTGTATAACTGTCCTGACTTGAAACATAGAGATGAGTTCTCGGTCTCTCTGGACATATCGCTTTGGCAAGTAACTTCTCCAAAGAAATATCTGGTAAACCGCTTTCCCAGTTAGCTCCCAAAAAGTGTAGATCCTGTCGACGGGACTTCTCGGTATTAAGAACCATACCGTACCTCTCAAACTCCTTCTTTAAAACATCAAGAGGTATGTTCTCATCACAAGAAAATATGGAGTCGTCACCCAGAACAAGGATTCTATGCGTCGATATCGAGCTCCCAAGCCTATAGAAGACCGACTTTAGAACTACAAAGTTGACAATAGAACCTATCATCTGTGTGAAGAATGAACCACTGGGAATCCCTCGACTCTTTCCAACATAAAGATGTCCATCTGGCATGACGATGGGAGTCTTAACAAAGTAATCGACAACCCTATGCCAACCAAACTGATACCTATCTTTCCTTTCAAACCACGTAGATAGGATATCAAAGGCCTTCCTTATGAAGTACTCAAGAATAGTTGCATCAAATTTTGAAAAATCGAGGGCATAGACATACTTCCTCTTACACACCCTATGTTTCAGCAACGAACCCAGAACAATCTTTGGAAGTCCAAAGGCCATTGGCGTTGAAATTCGTAAGTAATGGTCGATTAGAGGCCTTGCAAAGCGAGCTTCCAATAAGGTAACATCAAGAGGGTAACCCCATACTAAGCGAGTCTTTCCACCTGCTGATGTTCGTGTGAAAGCGGTACACGGGTTAGGTGCCTTCAGGTGTGATAGTATGTCATACGAACGGCGTAGTCCATTAGGAAAATTTTCTTCCTTGCTACCCACATATCCAAGTCCTGCCG